TATCTAGCCCTGAGTTAGATGTATTAAAAGCAAAGTATGATGAACGGGCAAATGAAATTGCTACTGTAGGAACTAAGAACGGTAAAAAATGGATAGATAATAAAAACGGGGCGCAAGTAAAACTTAAAGCAGAGATAGATGCTCTTGAGGCTAGTTTAGTTGCACAGGGAGAAAAAAATGAATCTACAGCTGACCAATCACGAACTGACACGGGCATGGGAGAGTCTGTACTTCCAACGACCTCCAAGACTGAAGAAACTAAGGGTACTGACACGGCGACAGTGGGAACTACTAGCGAATCTACTGACGGCACAACTACAGGAACTGTCACAGGCACAGGACAAGAATCAAGTGCATTAACCCCAGAGGCAAATAGTTTACTAGCTTCTGTAGATGCTGGAGGGGTTCCAGCTATGATGACAAATAACCTTAAAAAGATAGCTGCTGATAATGGTATAAAAGTTACTGCTCAAGATACGCCTAATTCAGTAGTAGATAAGTTACGCGCAAAGGCTCTAGGACAAAGTACATTAACTAAAGATGAGTTAGAAAAACAACAGATAAAAAAAGAACAAGAAGAAGATCTGGGTTTAACTACAGAGGATAAGATAAAAGAAGAAGCTCCAAAGAAGGTAGAGCCTCAAGTAAAGGTAGAGGATAAAGAGCAAGAAAGACTGGATGCAGTAGAGGCTAAGAGATTAGAAGCTGATAAAGAAAAACGACTAGCTGAAGAAAAAGCGCTTAACGAAAAAATAGCTATGCCTACTACAGCAGGGGCGTTAAGTTATATAAACGACGTAGGGCATTATGGGCAGGCAGCTCCTCTTACCCCCGGAAAGGCTGTAATACATGCTGGGCATGAACAGGCTTTTGATCTATTTGATACAGTAGCTGTAAAGAATGGGGTTGAACCAGAATTAAAAGCACTTGCAGAAAGTTATATAGCTGCACAAGTAGCTAAACGTGAGGCTTTAAAAAGAGAAATGCAGGCGCAGGGTAAAAATCCTAATGAAATAAAAGCCGCCGTTTCTAGAATTAAAATTACAGCCGATATAAGCTCTCCATTAGAATTTATGTCAGAGCAAGAGCTTGTAGATCTATATATGAAACATGCAGATAAAACTTCATATACTAATAAGGGTGGTAAAACACGGGCTGTAGCAGCTAAAAATAGAGAAGAGTTTGTTGCTGGGTTGCCTGCTGAGATACAAAATCATGTGCGTAGAACTGCAGATGCAGCTTTTAGGCAGGAAGTTCTTACTACTTCAGAAAAAGGAAAGAAGGTAGAGTCTGGGGATAGATCAAGAAAGCGTAGAAAAGAAGAGCTTGAAAGAAAGGCTGCTGTAGAGGAAGAAGCAATTGCCCTATCTAAGCAGATGGAAGCAGAGGGGGATGTACGTAAAGCTGCAGCCCCTAAATTATCTGAAAAGGAACAAACAACAAAAGATATTAAAGACATAAAGGTAGCAGCAGAAAAAGCCAGAGAAGAGCAAAAGCGCCCAGTAGCTCGTGAAGAAAAAGAAGGGGAAACTGTAGCTAAAGAATCAATAAAGACTACTGCTGAAGAAAAGAGCAAGCTAGTAAGGAACATTGAAACAGCTGTTAATGATGCTAAGGACCTACTAGCTGTATTAGAACAATTAGATTCTAAGTTAAACGACTCTATTACAGGGGTTATAGCTAGGAATCTATTAAAGGCGTTAAAGAACCTAGGGGTTAATGTTAAGGTTGTATTTGGCGCTGTCGAAGGTCGCAATGATGGTAAGTTTGATCCAGCTACTAATACTATAACCTTAGCTGGGTTTGAAGGGGCATATGTAGGTAAGCGCAAGCTGGACCAATTAGTACTGCATGAAGTTATGCACTATTTGACTGACCACGTTGTAGCTAACCCTGTTGCCTATCTTAAATCTATAGTTGATCCTATAAAACGCCGGGAAGCTAAGGCAGGACTTATTCGGTTAGCGCAGAATCACAAATTTGCAAGGCAGAAGTTTGGCAAGAAATACAATATAGATTCCCAAAAAGAGTTTATTGCTGAAGTATTCTCTAACCCATCGCTGCAAAGAGATCTAGCTAATACCCCAGTACCCGGGGCTTACAAAAAAGATACCTTATTTGGGCTAATAGTTAAGAGCATCGCCGCTGCATTAGGCTTTAGAACTGATAAAGATGCTGTGCTGCTTAAAACTATTATGGAAGATATCCTCCATATTGTATCTATCCCGTCTGAAGGATTAGTTGGCGAAGAAATCTCTTATTCCAAGACAAAGGGTAAACATAAAACAGCAAGTGCGCCTAAGAAAGCCCCCCCTATTGGTAGATCTACAGGACTATTTGGGGATAATAAGGGTTATGAACTAGGTAAAAATGAAGCCCCAAAGAGTAAAGGCTTTTTCCTGAAATATTTTACTTCTATTGCCCCGTGGAGAGAGCTAGCTCGCTTGTATCAAAATCATAAATATCCTATAAAAACTCTTAACGATCAGTTAAGTGCTGCTAATTTAATAATACGAGATAGCTTAGATATGAATAACATATATGAGCTTGGAGTATTAGCTTCAGGAAGAGCTAAGAGCTTTTTCTATGGGCATGTTAGTAAGCCAGCAGAAGCACTAGATAGAGGAGTTAGGGAATTTGCTAGAGATGCAGGGCTTACAGCAGAAGAAGCCTTAGGGGTTATACATAGACTATTAGAGACATTACATGAGCCAGAACGTAGGTTTGTTAAGTACCTGTTAACAGTCCCTTTAAGCACTGATAAGTTACTGGGGAATATAAGCCCTGCTGATCGGCGCAAAGAGATGATAACACTGTTAGATAGTAAGACATTAACTGACGCCCAAGCTAAATCCTTGCGCAAAGAATTAGAAACTATAGTTAACGCAAAAAATGCTAAAGGAAAACCAAAGTATTTAGACCCTCTTGGTAGCAGCCCTAGGTCGGTTAAGGGTGTAAAGATGTCTCTTGATGTAGATGATAGTGCCTACAATGTTCTAGGGCTTGGGGATGAGACACATACTACTAAGGAAGTTGTTGCTAGTAGACTAGAAGCCTATGAGAAGTCGCCACACAAGGCTCAACTAGACAAAATACTTGAGAGCTTGCGAGACTTAAATAATGTTACTAGAGAATTAAATCAACATGCTAATTACTGGTCTGACTATGTTAGCAATAGAGTAGCTTTCTATGACTATAAAAACTATGCCCCATTTAAAGGTAAAGCATCTTTTGAAAACAACTCTGAAACAGATGAAATATTAGACTTTGATGCTACTAAAATGGGTAGAGAATTACAGGATGCTGCTTATGCTACAGAGGGTCGGTCCTCAGTATCTGATAACCCTGTACTGCAATCTCTTTCTGATGCCACTCGCGCCGCTATGCGGGCTGGTAATGTAGGATACACTTTAGCCATAAAGAACTCTTTAGCCGCAAGTAAACTTAATCCTAATGGGCAAGGGCTTATTACTGGCTATGTAAAAGCACATATAGAGTTTTGGCAACGTGATAGTGATCTTCTTAAAAGCATGAAGGGTGAGAAGTCTATATTCCACTACAACACTGATGGCAGTATTGATATTCTTGTAATCCAAGATGAGAAGATGTTGAACTCTATTAGAAAGACTTTTGAGGCGGTTAACCCTTATTTAAACTTTTTGAATACTCTAACTACCCTTATGGGTAAAGGACATACGCGCTACAACTATAACTTTGCACCATTAAATTTTATACGAGATTTTCTTACTAATGCATGGGTGATAAGTGCTGAGATGGGGCCTTTAAAGTCAGCTAAGTTTATGCAGCTATTAGTTGCTAAGGTCATGTTGCAGGGGTCATTTCGTAAATCAGCAAAGGTTATGAATCTATTTAACCAGTCTAGGATGGCTGAGTTGAATGCTATGGCTAAGAAAGACCCAACTATTAGAGACACAATAGAGTTTTTACAAGCTGGGGGGCCTACATCTTATATCCACGGTATCTCTTTAAAGTCTAATTATACAGACATAAAAAAAGAACTGGGGGCTTCCGGTATTATTAGAACAGTTGAGCAGTTTAATAAACTACTTGATTTGTGGACTGAAATGTTTGAACTTACTAGCCGTTCTGCTGCGTATAGTATTGCTAAACAAGAGTATCTAAGACAAGGTTTTACTTTAAAGGAAGCTATCACTAAAGCTGCTACATTTGCTAAAGAACTTGCTAACTTTGAGTTAACAGGTACACGTGGTAGGGGCATGGGGTCATGGTTCATGTTCTTTAAGCCCAGTGCTACAGGCGCTGTTCGTGCAATTGAAGCCGCCGCTCCAGCATTTAGGGATATAAAAAATGTAGTGGCTGGCCTACCTGATAAGATTAGAAAGAATGAAAAAGCATTAGCAGACTTTAAAAAAGATTATGCAGAAAGGAAACTTAACGCCCAACTAACTACCGCCGGGTTAGTAGGTTTAGGTATGACACTCTATATGATGGCATATATGCTAGCCGGGGATGAAGAAGGGGACGATAGTAGAAACCCTGTAGCTAATGATAGTATGGAGCAATGGATGCGGTTTGGTAGATTCCATATACCTAAAGAGTTCTTTGGTGGAGAAGAAGATTTTGTAGTCCAACTACCTTGGGGTTTTGGCCTTGGTGCTTTTGCTGCGGCAGGGGCTCAACTAGCTGCTGTAATAGGTGGTCGTCATACATTACAAGATGCGCTGTCTAATATAGCTTTCCAGATATCACTAGATTCCTTTGTGCCATTGCCAGTATCTAGGATGCAACCAGCAGATGATCCTTTAGGGTTTGCTGTAGATTCAATAATGCCTAGTGTATTGCGCCCTGTAATAGAGTGGCTAATAAATAAAAATGGCTTAGGTCATACTATCTATAATGCTAGTAATAGAACTATGGGTGATGCGTACACAGGCGGCGATAAAATCCCTGAGATATATAAAACAGCATCTGCTGCTTTAGTAGAGAATGAGTTTATTGGCATGGGCAACGTAGATATTAGTCCTAACACTTTATATTTCTTAGCTAATAGTTACGCTGACGGTATAGTTAAAATAGCTGAACTAGCTTATAGCTTTACACAATTAGCTGATGATAAGAAAGCCTTTGTAGCTAAAACAGATATACCATTTCTTGGGTCTTTCATTGGATCTAACTCTGATGTAGTTACTCGTGACTATACTAAGGTAGCTGAGAAAGTAAAAGAACTACAAAGAAAGCTTAATAACTTTGAAAAAGATCCTGAAATGGCTCTTAAATATTTTACTATTCATCCTTTTGATAGGGATATTGTAGAGGTATATAACGCAGCTAGTGGTGGACCACTTAAAGATTTACAAACGGAGGCTAATGAAATACGTAGAAGTACTATGCTAACACCTAAAGAAAAAACGCTTGAGTTAAAAGATAATAAGCAAATGCAAAGTCTTATTAAGGAGCATCTACTTACTACCTTTGAAGCATACGGTATTAAGCCTTAACTAATGCGCCAAGTTCTAACCCCTAGGTGGGCATCCTTTATTGAGCAATAGCTCTTTACACGCACCTTAGCCCGTTTAGCCCCGCAGTCAATGGCATAGATTAACTCTGCGGGGCGCAATGTAGGGATAAAGAAACTATCCCCCACTGACATACCCTCAAATGGTAGCACCCACTCAGGCTCAAGTATCTGACTCGGTATCATCCTCTGAGTCCATAGAAAACACACTCCTAAAATGATACATAGGCGTTGGTTGATTCTCTTGGGCTAGCTTCCACCCTGTAGATAACCTGCCCTTTCTTGCGCTAATTAATATCTTCTTTTCGGTCATAGCAACTTCAAACTCTCTACTACTTATATTGCGTTTAGCAAGATAGGCTTTAAACTCAGTTTTAGATACTTGTGTTATACCTTCATCTGAGGATATTCTAGCCACAATAGCTCCCATAGGTTCTTTTATAACATGTCTATCTTTTATCTTTAGGGTGTTACCTTCAAACTTATTAAGAAAATCACCTAGTATCGCACAGTAGTCTGTCTTATTTAACTTTACTACCTTGTCTCTTATCTGTATCAACTCCAGTAGCATTACGCCATATACACGCTCAATATCTAATTCAATTATACCTGCCTCTATAGCTATTTCACCGCCAGTAAAAATAGCAGCTATCATATTTCGATAGAAGCGGTAAGCCACAACATCTCCAAAGTCTGCTAAGAATCTATTATGCCATTTATCTAGTTTTACTTTAATTGGTGGTTCCCCTAGCCTATATAGCTCCTTTATATATACAGTACCCGCATGTCCATAGTTTAATCTAAAAGTCTCAAATATCTTCTGACCTAGTTCACTACCACCTTCACCTAGCAATGGAGTTGGCGGTCTTACTAACATTTCAATTACTCTAGCCATTTCACCATCTGGACTACCTTTTATAGCCTCAAATTTATTAACGACTGAATGATTAGAAGTAAGGACGGCAATTAAAGAGGCAGGCATTTCATGGGCACGTTCTGCATTTACAGATGCTTGCAGCCTGATCTTAGCTTTGCCTTGAGATACTTTATGCACTAAGTCAGATAAAACCTCAGGAGACTTACCACCTACTTCATCCATACCAAACATGATGTTATGGAATCCTAGAAATCTCTGGGTCACACCATTATCTGTGCCAGATACTACGCATAGTTCTCGAGGGTTTCCAAATATACTAAGCCCTGCATATAGTGCTCCTGTTTTAGCCACACCAGATTCACCTAATAAACTTACAGTACCGCCGGGGGTAGAGGTCATATGCATTAAAGGACTCCCAAACCCAATAAGCATAGTGAACGCATGCTGTTCAAAACCAGCCACATCTAGTTGTTTAGTTGCCCATTTCCAGTCAGAATACGTACCACTTGATACTAAAAACTTAGCAATATCTTTAACATATGGAGACGAGGCAGCATCAACTACCGTACCATCACTTCGTACTTCCTTATCACCTATAACAAAGGCTTGTTTGTCCTCTGTCCAGCCCATTTGCATACGCATGATGTCTGCTTTAGCTGTGTTAATCATATACTGACTCCATTTAATTACATAACTTATGAGGTGGGGTACTACTGAGGGAATGCATATCACCCCATTTGATGCCATGATATCTTGGAACCTATCCTTTGAATAAACAGACTTCATTGGTAGTAAGAATTCTCTTGGTTCATCGTTAGGAAGTAGTAGCCGCATTGTTAAGCACTCGCCATCTAACGGACTGTACATACGCTGTATTGGAAATAAATCATGCGCTGATATAAGCGTAGGCTCACTATTTTGTTCTTCCCCATCCTTATCCGGCTTTTGAGGAGCAGCGTAATAGATACCCCCATTTAACCCTCTAACAAACGGTTTTAGGAATCCCGGTAGTTCTTTGATATTCTTGGTACTCTTCTTTTCCCAAATTGGCTCCTCTTTATCTGACGCAACGGCGGCTTGGAATTCTCTTCCAAGTACGATTGGGGTTTTGATTCTTCCTCTATGTGAACATCCTTCGCACTGACTTGGGAAGTTATTAACAAACCAGTCGCATGTACGGGGGGCATTAAAAGAACGGGCAGTTTTCTCTGTTTCATCACTATTATAATTCTCATATTCATTAGACATCTTATGTATGGCTTCAGCTCCGTCCGCGCAATGTACTGCTACGGTTAGTCCAGCCGCCCATTGATCCCGAGCTACTGTAGCTTGATTCTCCAACATATACCGTATCTGATTACATCCCGTACCTTTTAGACTCTTATCTGCTAGTTCATTAAATGTATAAGCAAAGTTGTCCATCTTCAACATCTTGCGGGTTTCTTCGTCTAGCCCCTTAGATACAGTAGCCAGTATGTCCTTAACAGGTATTTCCTCGCCTAATAACTCTTTAAATGACGCAAAGTTATACTGATTAAACTCAGTAGTTAGAAAACTAGATAGGCATGGGGGGTCAGTTTTATAATTAAGCGTGTCAGGACAGCGCATAATACGGGCTGCATCTGCCATAACTGAAGGGTCAGCGTATAGTCTTGATATACAGAACTGCTTAAACTTCTCGGCGTAGGGTAAGTATTCCGCTATAGGAACCTCTTCTTCTAATAGCCAATAAGCATGAACTCCTGTACCTGAGTCTATCCTGACGGGTGGGGGTAGTCCTGTTTCTTCTAGGAATTTATCAAGCGCAGTTAAAGCGGCTTCCTTACTAATATAGCCCTTTCCTTCTGCTGCCTTATCAGCGCCTACATCTAGGTCAATGAACAGCGACCTGTAGTAAATGCAGTTATCAGCCTTCCTACTAAACCCGTCAAAAGAACCTAGTGCAACATATGTGTTTAAGCCTTTGCTTTTTAGTTTTTCTACTTCTTTAAATACATCATCTAGTGTTTCTGCAAAACGGTTGTTTGTTTTCTTAGTATTTTGGTTTATTCCGCTAACACAGTAAACACCCTGCTTGGGTAACGCTTTCTCATAGAATTGTTTTATCATAGCGCAGAGTATATAAAAGCGGGTTGCCCCGCTTTTGGTTAGAAATGTAGAGGTCTTTTATTTATTCATAGTAGCTAAATATGATCTGGCCTCTAATTGGGTTTTAACAGGTAGTACACCATCTTTTAAATCTTTAGTAACAACATCTAAGAAATCTTCTACTTGTTCTTGATGCTTATATCTTAAAGGTTTGCCACGGAACCAGCTATGAATTGACATCCGAGTTACACCAAATGCCTCTGCCACACAAGTAGCAGGTAGGTTTGCCTCAACACATGATAAAGCAAGGGCTATCCCCGGATTATTAGCATTGGACTTATATAACTCTAATAGAAATTTTTCGCTGTAGCTCCGTGACATGTAATGCTCCTTATTTTTTAGACCACTTCTTAACTACATCAGACACATCTACTGGCGTATCTTCCCCTGTTACCTTAGACCCACTACGCTTAATAGGCTCAGACTCAGTAGGTTGTACTGGTGTAATTAACCCATCACCAGCTTCTCCTCCTTGAAAGACTGTAAGTTTAATTGCCATTTCAGCCGCTTGGCTTTTAGCTTGCTTTGTTATGATAGCTAGATCTGCCTCAGGTACAGCACCAACAGGAGAGAACATTACTTTAGGTGTAGCTGATGATGTATCAAACTGCATCTTGGTAATAACGCGCCCAGCACTTACGTTGTGCGATGCTAAGTGTTGTACATAAGGACGGAAAGGCCATTTGCCGCTATCTTCTTTACCAAAGGTAGACATAGCAGGTAGTACCAACTGCATTACATCTCCGCCCGGATCGGCAGGTAGGACAACAGCCGTGCGCCAAGACAACTTACATTTAGTACCTATGCCGTTATCGCCTGATCCTTTTACACTATTAGGGCAGGTGTTACAGCTAATTGCTGGTGGGTTAGCTACTTCTGGCTCTGGAGTTTCTGAGTTGCTAGACCAGCATACTGGACTAACCTTAGCGCCTTCTACAAAACCAGCATCATAGAACATACGTGAGGCTTTATGGGCCATCTTCACGATAATAACATTCATATGACGCTCTTCTATAGCACCTATTTCTTTACCGCCTGAGTACTTACGGAATACGCCGCCTTTAATAGATAGCCGTTTGTTCTGTCGTGCGCCACCGCCACCTGATACTGCAAGTGTATCTTCATCTAGCCCTGTTTGAATAAGGGATGGGTTGTTTGCTAGGATTGTTGCTAGTTCGTTACTCATATCGTGGGTTCCTTTTAACTAAATTAACGAGAGGCGGGTTTACGTACTACTATGCCAAATTCCCGCATTACATTCACTCCGGGGGGTAGTCCATCTTGCTCATGCCCGTGGAGGAATTCTTTGAAATTGCCTTGATGAATACGCCGTTCTAATAGCTCTAGCGCATCGTTCTCAGCAACAAACTTCCTAAAGTTATCCCAGTCTGAACATATAAAACGCTCATTAAGCTTACGCATTACTGTACCAGCTTGGGTCTTAATACTATCAGCATTTGACTCATTACATGTTGTAAGCATGGTCTGCTCTATGACTACCATATCTTCTTTGTACTTCTTATCTTGCGTCTCATACTCGTCAAGCAGTTTTTCACGTTCACCACGTATTGTCAAGTATATTTTTACTAATTCTTCTAAATTATTTTTCATGGTTATATTCCTAGCTCCTGTTTATAAAGGTCTACAAGTTTTTCGTGGCTAGTAACCTTATTTTGTAGCATCTGATACATCTTTCGTTCTACTTCTGATCCTTGTAGATGCACTACCGTCATGCTATTGACTTGCCCCACACGGTCTATACGGGCGATACACTGTAAGTAAGTCTCTACACTCATTACTGGAGACCAAAATACAACTGTATTAGCGGCGGTTAAAGTTACTCCATGAGATGCTGCTTGTGGTTGGATAATTAAAACTCTCGTTTGGGCGGTAGTCTGAAATCTATTAATGATATTTGCCCGTTCTCTTGCTGGTACATCTCCATTTATTATTTCATTTGATATCCCCTCTTTTATTAAGTGTCTTGATACCAGTGCTATCGTGTGCCTAAATGGCACGAATACGATAACCTTATGTTCTGTCTCCTCCATTACCTCTATTAGGGCGTTAAGGCGTGGGGATACATCGAACTCAATTACTTCCCTAGTGTCAGTGTATACAGCCCCACCAGAGATCTGTAGTAGCTTAGTAAGCTTTGCTGCCGCATGGACTGCGCTGATCTGTTCGCCAGCGGCCTCTATTAATAGTTGATCTTTTAGTTCTTTATAGTACCTACTAACCTGCGGAGTAAGCGGTACTTCCCTTGTCTGATACATAACTTTCGGTAGATCTAAGCACTCAGCCTTTGCAAATCTAATGGCTGGTTGTAGTGCGTTATAGACATCATCCCTAGCGGTAGGCTTGGGGGCCCACTTAAACCTAGAAACTTGGTGCATTATCTTATCGCGCCATGCGGTAAAATACTTAGGTACACCCCCCGGGGATACAAGTTTAGCTAGTCCAAAAGCATCTAAAGGAGACTGAGAAGCGGGGGTTCCGGTTAGCATCCATAGCCTTGTAGATGGCATTAATATCCTGCTTAGAGTTTTCCAACGCTTAGTTGTAGCAGTTTTATACGCATTAGCCTCATCTATCACTATGAGATCAAACCCTAACTTCTTAATATCCTCTTGTACAATGCCAACTCCATCATAGTTAATGATTACAAACTCATACTGTCCGTTAAGAATCTTCTTGCGTTTACTAGCTTCACCATAGGCTACGGCTACAGTTCTGTGCATAGCTGTCTTAAATATATCTGCTTGCCATGCGGAGTACATGATTGTTAGGGGGCATATAACTAATACTCTTTTGACTAACCCCATATTCATAAGGTAGTCAGCCGCCCAGATAACAGATGAAGTCTTACCTGTACCTGCCTCATTAAAGCAGAAAGCCCTATCTTGTAAGGATAAGAACGCAGCGGTTGTGACTTGGTGTTTGAATGGGGTGTATAGTCCGGGCCAGTTGTAGTCCCGTGTTATAGGGGAAGGTAGCTTTCCCCCACCAGTAAACGTCTTGTTCAGACGTTGCATTTCTTCAATGCCCCAATAAACTAATAGCTCAGTAGTATCGAAATCCTTTGAGAGAACTTCGCACTTTTCTATGTGGTCAACTATGTATTCGGCATGGGCATTTACTACACGCAATTTAATTGCGCAGTCTTCTACTATTTCCACAATGGCCTTTAACTATATGGTTCGTTGAGATTAACAGCCTCAACTGCCGTTCCAATTACTTGTTACTGATAGTTCCTTGCTCTATTCTTACTAGGGCTTTCTAGTTTATACCCATCTTTATTAGAGCCGCCTTTAGATAATGCTTTCTTATGGCTTACATCCATGCCAGTACGGTCAACACCTTTCTTGTCTAAGGCACGCCTAGCCTTTTGTCTTTCCATACGGTTTGGTAACTCTTTACGCTCTTTCTGCTGCTCGTATTCTTTCTTATAAGGTCTTGGCTTGTTAACGTAGGGCATTATATGCTCCTTCAGTAGTTACCTTCTTTGTTTATGGAACTCACATGTCTTTACTGGACACCACCCACATAGTGGAGTTGGGTTAGGCATCCAACTATCATTCTTATAGGACAAGTTTAGCCGTTCAAGATCACCTTTAAAATAATCCCATAAGATGTCTATATCTTTACGATTATACGCTTCTGGCATGAAGCTGTCATGCATCACAAACAACAGCCCCGCCTTAATCTTTTGAAGTTGGGGAAAATGAGCAAAGGCCATCAACGCCATTAACTTCAGTTGCTTTGGTTCTGGGTACTTATTACTGCCCGTCTTATAATCCACGATGAAAGCTGTATCACCGTCTATAATTATTAAGTCTACTATGCCCCGCACCCAGAAATCTTTATCCGTGAACTTGCAAGGTTCTTTATTGGCATTGAGTGCCATACGGTGTTCTGGTAACTTCTCCCCCGGTATAGCTGCTAAGGAATCTAGTACCGGTTTGAAACGCTCATAGTTTTTTGCTAGGGGCTTACCTTCCGCTACATAGTCTTCACACGCCTTATGTACTTCATTACCATACAGCATCTGAGGTGTAGCGCTTTTCTGAAACCGTTTCAATACCTTTACTTCTTGGTACTGCTTAGGGCAGTTGATATAATCTTTTAAAGAGGAGAACGACCATGTATAACTCATCTTTACATACTACCCTATAAGTAAACTTAGTACAACTATTTTTTTAGTTTAACTATCTTGTATTTGTATGCGCCTGATCTACCTGATGTGTAGATACGTTTACTAGCTCGTAACCTTTGTAATGCTTTGCTCACAGTGTTAGCCCTAGTCTCACTAGCCCCTGATGGGAGTATGTTTATCTTAATGTCCTTACATACACAGTTAGGGTTGTTAGCTACAAACTTAAATACTTCTTCTTGGGCGCATGTGAAGTTCTTATAAACGGCGTTGTTTAATACATTAATACCGTTAACCTTTGCTAGTATTTCTTTAATACCCTTTAGGTTTCCTTCTCCAGATAGTCCAATATATTGCGCCCCTACTGGATATCTCATTACAGGTATAATTGTGCTCTTAATCATGTTTTACGGTGTTCCCAATCATCTCGGCAGCTATTATCACACCACCTTGTACCTATAGTTGTTAAAGGCTCATCACAGTTAAGACAGTAGCCTGTAGGATCTACCTCTAAGGAGGGTCTATTAATCTTTCTCCTTATAATTTCCTCTCGATACATACGCTCTTGTGTTCTATCTGCATCATCACTCATATTCTTAGTCCTTTTTACTCTCAAATGCTATAAGCAGTTCAAGATAGTGCTTTGCCTTCTTTAAATCCTCTATACCATTCTTTTTACGCCACCTACATACATATTTAATCACATTACCCTCTATATAGGGGATATTATTCATTTGGATAAATTCTACGGGTTGCACTGCCATTTCTTTATAGTGCCCCCCGCCTTCTTGTAGTTCTAGCGCACTCATTCTTCCCCCGCTGAAGCCATTTTATCGCCTAGCTTCATAAGTATAGAAGCTCCATCTTTTTGATTAAAACATATACTACTGATCTTTATTTGCATATTCCCGCTTTGGCATTTGCCCGTATATACGTTGTATATACTACCTGTTACTGCATCCATCCAGAACATTTCACCGTTACCTAGAACTGTAGGGGTAAATACTCTCCCATCACATATCCATAACTGATGTGCTTCAAGCCAGTCTTTCTTTGGCTTTTTATAATGTGCAACAGTATTTGGGGCTACGGGGAACACATACTTACTAGCTACCGCATATATTCCTTCCATAGGATACTTAACTTTTGCTTTAACCTTAGTCATCCCATGCCCCACACTCGTAGATATTCGCCCGTTCCGTCAGTTGTCCTACGATAATGGGGTCGTACTCAGGCACATACTTCTTAACCAGCGCTTTGAACTCATCAGAAAAATTATTTAACTTCTCCAACCTACGTTCCCCTGCCATTTGCTGAATCTCACGCTCGCTCATACTTGGTTCCCCCATAACATTATGGCAACTCCGCCTAATACACTAGCAAATAATATCACTAGCCCTATAGCTATAATCACTGCTACCTTGTATAGATGCATCATCCTCTCCTTAGGTTGGGTGTATACGTCCTGCTGCTACTTCATCTAGTGCTTCTTTAATCCCTTGGTTATACCCAACATCGTATCCTCTACGTAGTAACTCCGATCTTTCTTGTGCTCGTTTGTGTCGCTCCTTCTTCATTGTTTTTTCTACTGTCTGCTCTTTCTTTAGGTAATGCTTGTTGGCATTGCAGTACAACGTAAACTCCCTATCTTCCATGTGGTATGACAACACGTTAAGCAGTGATGTATGTAGTACCCCCATCCCGGGTTCTTTACGGAAGGGCCAGTTAAGATCAATCGAATTACGTAGCGACTCAACTATTACCGTGTCATCTATCTCTACCTCAATCATTGCTTTCATTTTTCTTCATCTCCTTTTTATATTTAATCATAGTGTCTGCTATCTTGTACGCAGTCTCCGCACCCTTCATACGTTGCTCTTCTTCGTCATCGCCCCACTTGTAACCGTACTTAATAACTAATGCCATCATTGCCATTGCTGCTAACTCATCTCTGCTATCACTCATGTGTTCTCCTTGTCGTAAGCCCACAGAGCAGCGGACGCGTCACTAAAGGCAACCCATGTAGTGCCAGAACATGCGGCATCCCATGCGGCCCTTGCAACCTCCACCGCCTTCACCAGCTCTTCTCTAGTTTTCATACGCCCCACGCCTCTCTTAGCCCTAGCAGCATCCCAACGGTCATCAATAGCTATACAAGCATCATGATAATCAGACCAAGCAGCGTCTATAGCACCAATATCATTCCTAGCAGCATCCAGCCTAACATCTCTAACGGCAGCGCATTGAATCCTACCCTCAGACCACTCAACTTCATCTGCCTTCTTTTGATCTTCTTCGTTCATACAATACGCTCTTGTAAATACATCTAAAAGTATTGGGTCGCTGTTTATTTGATCCGCTATCTCTTTGCACCAAGCACCAACTTCTTCCTTAGTCATTATTGTCATATCTTCTCCAAAGTGAATAAGTCAGGCGGTTATCTATCGAGGTTACTGGGCTTCCCGAACAGCACCCCCGCAAGACATTTTCGGCATGTCTGCCTAGCCCAACTTAATCGTTAACCCCGCATCACGGGCAAATATCTTTATCCTGTCGTTGCACAAACTCTGCATGAACCCCCACTGTGTTTCAGTTAGCACCTCACCAAGACCAAGTTCTGCGGCTTCTATTTCTGGGATTGTTATTTCTTGCTGGTAGAAGCTATGGTAAGAGGTTTTGGTATAGAGGTTATCTACTAGGCTCAGTTCACTTAGTTCACGTTGAGTAAGTCCAGCCGCTAACCGCAATGCCTTCACCTCGTTCATGGGTTCTCCTCAGCACCGTCTGATTCTTTACCCCAATAAAAATCTTCTGTTATGTCTGTGATGCTGTCACTGCGTACCCATCTCGCCACAAACGTCAAGCCACCAACATCTTCAGAAAGTATTATTACATCCCCCAAGCCTTTTGCTCTGGCATAACCTTTTGCGTCTAGTGGGGTAATCCTATCTAGCTTCTCCTTTATGCTGGTTGGTGGCTCCCCTTGCTCGTAGAGGTACATCTCCCATTCTTGGTTTTTCATAACGCACCATCAGGGGTACAAAGCACCCACCCCTTCCATGAATTTCTTGTTCTTTTCTTTGTGCACTTTAGAAGCCTAAGGCTTACTTCTACTCTGCAACGGCTCTTACTCCACTGCACGTCGGCAGGATCAAACAAGTTTTCGTTGTCCCTCACAAGCTGGCTTAGGTTCTTCCCTTCAAGCGTCTTACCGAGCCCCTTGTTCTCAAACTTCCACCACTTAGCGTTTTTGTTATCTTTATGTTTCCCGCAAACCGTATCGAGGCGCTGCGGTCGTCCCGCCATAGTTTGACCAGCCATAATTACACGGCGCTGATGCTCCTCCGGTGTGTGTTTTATTGGTCTCCACCCGTTAGCCATTGCGCGGTGTAGCCCTTCTGCAATTGCTTTACAATGGGCAACGCTAAATTTTGTTCCGGGTTTTGTTCCGGGTTTCATAACGCCCTCACTATATCTATCAAGTAGATAGCACCAAGCAGGGCTAATAATGCAATAACTGATCCACCTATAGTCATCACGTATATAACCGTTGTACTGTACTCACTGTTCTTACCCCAATTTCTACTCATAATTATTTCTCCGGTGTGTAATATATTCTTTTATCGCCTTTGAATCCGTGTTCGTAGTACCACTTTATTATCGGCTCTTCTATAACTATATCTTTTGATTTATTAGCCCAAAACGGGTAATGAGCATCTATTAAACTCCATAGTGACACCCCCGTTCTTTGATCTATACTTTGTTTAAGTGCTTCTATATCAGCCTTTGGGTCAAAATCATGTGTATATAAAGTCCTATACCCATACTCTCCCTCCATAAACTCTGTATAGCTTATGGAGTTATTAATCCAGTTATGATAATCATCACACCCTGCTTTAGAATATCTCCAACTCATTTTTTTATCCGTCCTTAAAGTTACCCCTTACGGGGGTAAGTCGGTTTGCGCCCAGCTTGGAGGCCACAAATGAATAAAGCTCAGGGCTGTCGCATACTGCGTGTGTTATTTGGCTACCAACCACCCCACCGCACGCTGGGGATTAAAACATTATTTAGTGATGACCTCTGATTCAGTTTCAACCCACACCCTAGCCCCGCAGGATAAGGGTTTCTTAGGTGAGTATATAATCTTAGATGGTCCCAATATTTCAACCTCATGGGCGTAAACATTTGATTTGTATGTCTTTATCGTTAGTACTGGTTCTACAGTATTATTCTTTATATTAAGTCGAATCTTATGCTGATTCACATGAATGATGGTTTTCATTTAGGCTAACTTCACCTGTTGTAATTCTCCTGTCTGACTAGGGTTATCCCCCATAACTTTCTTAATAGCTTCCTCTGCTGTATCAGCTAATACAAAATGCGTTATAGTCATATCACGTTTATTAGCATCAGATCGTGTGCTTCTTACTACGTATACGACCATCCAGTTCTTCATCTAGCACTTCCCATATGATGATCCTACTTTAGCTTCACATGCCACAGGCAAGCCTGTAGCCCATTCTGGAGGGGTAGACATAACCTTGACGATATATGCCATAGCCTCATCTACCTCATCCTCTGGCACTACGCATACTGCTGCATCATGCACTGTTAATACTACTTTATACTGCTTAATGATCTCTATCATTTGCTGCCCCACGATGATACGCGCAAGGGCTTGGACTACATTCTCAACTAACCCACCACCCCATAAGGATACTTCTCCTTTACGTGACTTATAACAATATCCACTCATAGGTGACGTTATATCTATCTGCAGATCGGCGTAGCGAATATATAATCCATTTGGCAGTTGTATGCCTTCTTTAGATACTTGCAAGCATTCATGCCGTCCGTACCAATAATTAGGTTTTTTATCTGCCCAATTACTTAGATCTTTTATCACTTTATTACCCGCTGCCCATAAGGCATTTATCTTATCGTTATTCTCTCTATAGAGCTTAACTATGCGGTCACATTCAGTCAGGGATAGTTCTGCACCGGGGGGTTGAGTAGCTAGGGTATGTTTTAGTTTAGCCGCTCCTGTACCGTAGCCTAACCCTAATACGCAGGTCTTTCCCACAAATCTTTCAATAGGATTGGCCTTTGTGATGGTCTTATCGTAGATATCTGAGGCAAACAAGGAGTATACATCTTCACCGTCGGCAAACTGCTTAACAACATTTTCCTGACCTGCAAGCCACGCAAGTACACGCGCTTCGATCTGAGATGAGTCACAGTTGATGATTGTATAACCATCAGGGGCAATAATTGCATTTTTAAGCGTCTTTTTCTTAACATCCCTACTGGGCAAGTTCTGGAAGTTAACCTTGTCTGAACCAGACCACCGCCCCGTATGTGCCCCATAGTATTTAAGCGGTATCGGGAGCCGGCCCTTGTTACGCTGCCCAACGCTAATGAATCTTTCAATTCTTGATTCCTCGATGGTAGATTTAGTACCTAGACGTACAGCGCATAGCTGCTGTATAAACGGATCTTCATGCGCTGTTAGTTCTATGAATCCTACATCATTCTTAGCAAGCGCGAAAGTTTCTTTGTTAGTTGTTTTACTTGTTTTCATCGGGGGGACGACATTAAAATCTGTTAGAACTTGCGCGAATTGCTTGTTGCTGGCTAATTTCTTTCGCACTTCTTCCTCTGTCTCGCAGCCTAGCTTTGCTTTTAGTGTACCTAGTAACTCTAATTTTTCAGATATTAGTTCTTCTAATCTATCCACCAGCATCGCATCATCTACTTCAAGTATTGGGTTAATAAACATGCGAAGGGTCATATCTATTAGGGTTAGCTCATCCTCTGGGAACACCCTAGACAATACAAGGTACAGCTTATATGTTAGATTTACATCATTCTTACAGTATTCACCGTATTGTTTAAGATCTTCTTCACTGAAGTCTAATCTATGCTTACCCTTAGCTGCTATAACTTCCTCACCCTTTACACCTAGAGCATACTTGCTAGATAGTGATGCCAGTGACCCACCTACTTCTATACCATGTATGCCGCGTGCCATACATAGAGTGTCTAAATAAAAACGGGGGGCTATATTAAAAATCCAGCGTAGTATAGAGGCATCAAACATGGTGTTATGGCACAGTAAGGATGAGTGTTTCCAGTCATACTGCATCAGGAATTTTCTTATCTCCTCATGTGTACCGCTGAACCATTGCGGCGCTGCGTCATCAACGCTAACCCCAACCCCTATTACTTCAAACTCTTTGTGGCGTATGTATTCCTCAGTTGTTAGCCGTCTAAAGCCAACCTTGTCGGTGTAATACGTCTCGAAATCTACAGTGATAATCAAAACTAAAAACCTTAAATAGTAGGAATGATAGAGACAAAAAGGGGGCACACACCGTAAAGCGTGTACCCCAAGGTACTACTTAACTACACACAGGTAATTTCATAATTAGCGATACACCCCAAGATGTAACCCTATTTAGTAAGGTATTCACGTAGCTCATCTATATTTAATTCATTAATAACTATAGCCTTACCACCAGCAATACGTATTTCATGTAAGTGTTTCTCTTGTAATGATGTTGTTGTACCTTTACCAGCCTTACACTCAATGCCGTAAAACCTACCCCGATTACAAACAACAAAGTCGGGTACACCTGATGATCCATACCCACCTGTAGACGGCATGGTGTAGTACGCCCCCATGTCCTTTAAGATACCTTTTACTAAAGCTTTTACTTTACCCTCAGGTGTTGCCATTAGTATTCTCCTCGTAAGCCAGCGTAGGTTTGTGTATCTATCATAATGCAATAGCTATTATCACCTAGCCCACTAGCCCAACCAATATCCAGAAGCGCTGGTAAGCTATGGTCATCTATTGATAGCAGCATAGTTAGTTTAATCTTTATCTCATCTGGTAAAGTTTCTGTGTTAAATGTCCTTGTTAGCCCCCCACCTTCATGATGTAAATATACCTTATAGATACCCCCAATCTTTAGTAGACTAATAGGTCTAAGTTCTGGTGAGGACTTTAGAAACACAAGTTCACCTATAGTATCATTCCCAAAGGGATCGCTATCCATGCTATGCTCCATTTATGTCCAAGCCTACCCCCGGGAGTATGATCGTTTGTAACCACACTAAGATTAGGCTCATAGCTTTCTCGTATAGGGATTCTGATAGTAGGAACATTAGGGTCTACAACCCATGCTGAATCTTTGTATACGCCTTCTGCTGTACCAAGCATAGCAAATATAGGTAATAGCTTTTCATAATCCTCATGCTGTGATAAAGAACTAAGCCGCTTAAAGGGGGCATTTATGGAAAAGGAGACATCTGAGATATATGTTACCTTACCAATTACGTAGCTAACTGATTCTTTATTCCCGGGTATGTAAGAAGCCCCTATAGCGCAGAACCCTTTAGAGAATATTTCTTTACCCGCTTCTATCTTATTGGCTGCTATGATATCAGCTTTATCGTAATTGTCAAGTATCTTTTTACATAAGGTCATGTCGAGTGTCGTTGCATATGTGTCTAAAGATAATTTATTTACAACTATATCAAGAAGTTTATGTAGGGTTACACCGTTTATATCATAGGTACTTTTACTGCTACTACCGAAAGAACGCTCTACAGTAGTACTCATTTGTTGAAAGGCTTTAGTGGCATCGGCAAATACTGTTTCTTTTGAAGGGATAACTTCTTTACGCTTCAGTGTGCCCATCAATGAAGGTAGCTTTACACTTGTGAATGTATGCCTATCTCGTGCAGAACGCCCTCGTACTTTTTCATAGAAAGGGGTAGTAAGTGTAAATTCATCTCCCCCTATCCCCATACATATCTCACATATATGGAAGCCATCATCATTGCACATTGATATGTTCACATCAGTTCTTACAGTCTCTACCCCCTCCGCATATATGAAAGCGCGGAACACCTTTAGTCCATAGACGTAGTTTAGTTCTTTAACAAACTTATATAGCTTCTCATCAAGACATACTACACGTTCTAACTCTGGGGTATAACATGAGTCAAGTATATATTTATTCATTGTATTCTCCGTTTATTTGTATTGGTTAACTTCTTTTTCACCTACGTATACCCTATAGCCCCACTTGGTAGATGGGTAATATTCTTCTGCCTCATATCTTACCTCATCAAACGCACTGGGATTTGCTAGTAAAACAGTACGCCTAAATATTGCCATTAATAGACGATAGGATAAGCTACCATCCCAATCATGCCGTACTCTAATTGGGAATGAGGTTTCAGTTTTACCCTCTCCTTTCCATTCATATAAACTTTTAGCGTTATCCCATATACGGTGAATATCATGTGCCGCACATAGCATAGCAAACGCTTCTAATGGGGATTCATCACGCATAGATAATGCTCTCTTAATAAGCGGCTGCTTTCTATCATTAGCCATGTGGTATCCTGTGACTAAATCTAATAGCACCAAGTGTGGTAAGACCATATCTAAAAGGCTTTTATAGGAAACTCCATGTGACATGGCGGCGGACATGATGATAAAATCGTCAAACTGCCCCATAATTTTCTTAGCCCTTGTGCGATTTACTTTTCTACCTACTATAGTGTACTTACTATCCTTGTGTAACATACCTGTATCAATGTTAACCCTCATACCCTTAAATATAGGTGTGTAACATTGGTCATCCCTAGACCCTGACCCCGTACAATAGATTAATCCCCCGCGCTTCTTTGAATACCCCGCGCCTCGATACCAGTGCCTATCTCCATGTACAATATTTATATCTGATATACCCCATCTATGCCCTATACCTGTACTTGGTCTAGTATATTCAAAGGTATTATCTGGACGCACAATCCCTAACTCATTGCGTATCCTCACGTGTCTATACTCTTTACCATCTTCTGCGGAAATCCATGTACCCGTATTATTCGGGTTATGCCGTAGGCTCGATGGATCGCCCTGTAAAACTTCTTCCCTACGATAAGCATACCTGTTGAATATCTTATAACATACCTCACCATCAATTTCTTCTACCATAAAATACTTATAGCTATCCTTTCTGCGGTATATTGGAAATCTATTGGTTGACCCGCGATATGGCTTTACCTCTGGCGCAAGCATAATGTCTGTTAGACGCTTATAGCTTATATATGAACTTAACATTTGTTTCTCCATTAATTTAAGATTACACCTTGGGGTGTACAGCTATCTTACCCTTTGTAAGACTACGTTCCTTCTCCTCCTTCATACGTTTCAACTCTGTAGGGGGAATCCATCCTAGCTTTCTAAAGGTTTTCATTACATCTGTAGATACATTATTGGTGTATATGAAATCCTTATCTGTTATATGGATGTTGCGTATAACTACTACTTCATTGTCATCATCTGTATGTCTCATATCTATCTCCTTAGGAATAAAAGTGATGCCCGCCACAAGTTTGTACCCATTTAAGACCGACCCAACTCTTAGGCTTATCTATATATACAGCATGGAAGTGTGTGGCTTTTTGTTTAGCTGTTGTATATATCGCCTTGATAGCTGACTCCTCAGATTGTTTCCAGCCTATAGAGTTCTTATCAGGTTTAGCATGGGGCTTTAACACCCCATTAACCATGTCTGTAGCTACCCATGAGAATTGAGACTCTTGCAAGACAATACTCCTAACATCCAAGCCGGCTCTTGCACTACGTTCCAACACCACATGAGCAACTGCCATTTGACACATAGGCGGCTCCCCCCTTGCTTCTTTGTATACTGTAAGTGTTAACCACAAGACTAATTCAGCCATGATAATTACTCCTTATCAAAGATTACTATCTTACCTACTGGCGGGGTAAAGCACGTATTAGATGTGACCATCCAAAGTGTGGGTGTAGCTATATCCCATTGAATCTCACTTTCTAAATACCCGTCTGTGAACATAATCACCGCTTCGGACTTAACCTTATTAGTGATTATATACTCAGCTACACAACTTGCTATTGTACCCCCACCCCCTAAAGGTTTCAGGAGCTTGCCTATCCCGTCATAGTTCGGTAAGAATACTTGTTCCCCATGCACTCGTGTATCCCACCACAACACACGCACCTTCTCCGGCACACACATCGCACACACAGATGCCAGTTCCGTAGCAAACTCATTCAACTCCACCTCGCCAATAGAACCACTCGTGTCGATAGCTATGATAACCTCTCCCATTGTGTCCGTCTCATAGCTAGGTAGGTACACGTCATTCGATAGTTGACGTTTGTTCAGTTTGCGCCAAGTAAGTTCCTCGTTACCCTTAGTAGAGGCTTGCACAAAATCCCGTAGCACATCACGCCAATCTATCTTAGGCTCAAGCATCTCAGTAACAGCCCTAGGAATATTACTACCCAATCTACCCGCTAATATCCCACCCTCTCGTATTGCTTTCTCTACTCCATCATTAATCTTCTTCAACTCCTCAGGGGTAAGTTTCTCCAGCCCCTTGTAGTCATGCTCATCATGCTTAGAAGTATCATACTTCTTGCCGTTCACTGTAACAGATGTTTTCTTCCCACTCGGTTGCCCATCACCATCACCGTCACTTGGCACACTATTTCCCCCTACACCCTCAGGTGTATTACTATCTTCCTCCTCCACTTCATTTTTCTTTAGATAGTCATACACCGCCCTCATTGACCAATTGTTGAACATCTCATCATACAGCGCCTCGTCAGGTAGCTCTACTAACAACTCACCGTTCGATAGTTTATCTTTTATATCAAAGATGATTGCGTTAACAACAAAGTCGGCTGCCATGTTAGCTAGTTTATGATGCTCTTTGAACATACTTAGCCCACGCGGTAGCTGCTTCAGCCCAACGTGTAAGTTCTCGTGCATTATCAACCCACGTATCTTAGAATCTTTCTTGATAGCTGCTACGAATTGACGGCAATACCTCTTGTTCACCCCATCGGTAGATGCAGTGAAGTCACCATCCAGCACCTCAGTCTTACCTAATAGAAACACCCCGCCCCAAAGGGCGGTAGCACGATGCTTCATTAGAGTTATATGTCCGCGTTTAATACGTGTCTCCTGTGCTTCTTTCATTTCATTCTCCTGTGTGTAGTTGAATTAAACAGCTACTAACTCATGATGGTTCTTTGCCCATTCTTTTATGAGTTCATTTCTACTTGCCATCTTGACCATACGTGCAGTATTCATAGACAACGTAAAGAATATCGCCTGTATTTCTTCTGACTCAATACGTTTAACAAACTCCATGAATGAAGATAGGTCATCTTGTGTGTCAATAGTATCTACCGCTTGCAGCATCATCATTACCTGTGCAGCTATCTCCTTCGGTACAGCTACAGTCTTGGGGGAATTGATAACTTCCTTTACATCAATCAATGTACTCTCAATTGATACGAACGTAGCTAGATCCTTTGCCGCTGATGCCCCGATTGTGCCAGCTAATGCACACTTAACAGAGTTCTCAGACAATGCACTTACATTACGCACGATCACATCGCACTTAGCCAGACTACGCGGTGAACAGAACGAAAGAGCCGGTGTCTTAGGGTTAAAGATGTATGGATTATCTTCTTGCCCACCATCAAGGTAACTTGCTAACGCCCTTGGATACATCGTTACCCATGCTCTGATAGGTCTAGCGATATGCTTCTCTGTTGCCCATACCAACCACTGACTAGCTGTAGGTTTAGCCATGTGTAAGATACATACCCGATTACCAGCATGGGCTAACAGACTATCACCCACCCCATCGCTTGCGTTATTACTTGTACCAAAGATGTAAGACCCAATAGGTAGCGGCACATCGCCGACCATACGTTCCAATACCAAGCGGGTGAATACAACCTGCATCAACTTGTTAGACTTCATGTACTCATCAAGTAGAATAACCTTAGGCCGCTTGTCTAGTATGTTGAACAACCCCGCAACGTAGTACTCCAATGACTTGGTAGCGTGTACTGGAATGGTCATACCTATGTCAGACATATCCTTCACGGGGCAATCTACATATATGTAATCGTACTTGTCATCAGGGAACGAATCTCCGGGCTTGTTCCATTGATCCCCGTTATCTAATGCTATTGCAGCTAACAGTGAAGTCTTACCACATCCCGGCTCGCTCAGTATGATCGGTGTTATCTCCTCACCAATGATAGGAATCATCTTGCGTAGTTCATTGATTGACACGGTATCTCTAAAATTAATCTTACTCATTTGTTTCTCCTTAGGTTAATGTTGAATTAAACACACTTGAAGCTACTAAACTTAGACAAGATGTTATCTATGTCACTCTTTACTGACTCACGCACAGCGTCAGACTCCCTTATGTCACTTGCCGTTACACCATTGAGTGTAATCTCCAACGCTGCTCTTGCTTCTTCTAACGCATTACTACCTGACACATTGAACCCCTTGAACGTCTCGCACATCTCCTTTGCACGTTGAATCGTCGTATCATATATCTTGCGCTTCTTGGTCTTGGGATCACCATGCTTATCCACACCCGTATCGTCCAGCCCACAGCAAAAGGATATAGACTCCATAACATCTGCAAACCTACCCGCTTGCTCAGACATTAGTGTGTTAACTATGCTCTCGGCTTGCTTACTGTATGTATTAAACAGGTCATCAGCCAAGTCTTGTGCTATCCCACATCGGAAGTCGTGCATCGGCACATCGGACAATAACAAATTCATCCCAAATTTTGATCGCACTACGTTAACGTCAGGATAGTCATTCCTATCAAACATATCACCCTGCTTGAACGCCATGTCTGACACGATACCACTGTAAGAATTGCAGAATTTATCTAATAGATCATGGAACGCTGCTTCATGGGCACGGTACTCCACCATAAACGTGGGTATATCTGTAGATGGTAAAAGGTCTTGGCTATGACTCCAAGGATACGTTCTACGCTTCATCCAGTTATATACTGTCTGACGATAGTTAACTACGGCTTTGTGCTTCGGATTGTCAGCTAAGATATTCTTTACAAACCGACCACTATTCTTGTCGGCTCTCTTGGCTGATGTTACTTCATCGCTGATGCTACGGTCTTGCTTGGTTGCCGACCATACGTTCATATCTACTGATACAAGGACTGCGCTTGATGCCAGTGATACAAGATGCTTGGGCTTCTCTAATACTAAATTAACTGAGTTCATCGTAGTACTCCTATGACTTTATGAATTAACTAAATGTATTTCACTATTTATAACTACATCTACTGATATAACACTACTTAACTACTACCGGTACTTCGTGCATATCTTCTATACAGATCCCTCACTTACAAGTACATTATAACATAACTTTACATATAGATCAATACTTCTAGGCAACTTTTTTATACATCCACTGATAAGTTATTAACTCACCACTGATAAGTTATCGCCTTAGATGCCACCGTTCCTTAGCTACTGCTAGTTGAAACTCCGACCACAGTTCCTTATCTACCATTATCAAGGCGGCGTGTGCGTAGGTAGTCTCTTCTTCAGCATCGCATAGTAGGTTATAGGCAAGAGACTTTATATCATCAACTGCACGTTCCTCTAGCATATCTATTGTTACCTTATCGAATTCATCCTTCATGTTGTTTCTCCTCGTAGTTTATTAATGTGATGAATGATGCGTGTTACGGTGTTATGGTGTATATCTAGCATTGTGCCTATCCTTGTTGGGGGATACTTACCCATCAACTCCTCTACCTCTGCCACCCGAAGAAGCGAAGTCTTGCCTAGCCCCTGTCGTATAGAAGTATATTTACGGTCAGCCTTTGGCCTAGCGGTTAGTCCTGCTTCTATCCTATATCTATCTATCATTGCAGCAACGTAATTCCTGCACATCTTGGGGTTACTTGACTCCGCTATCTCCTTTATAGTTATACCGCGCTCAAACATATCATTGCATTGCGCCGGACTGAATGAATACTTCCTTGGCCTACCCTCTCGGTCAGCCTCCTCCTCGTCAGCCTTCTTCACGATTCGGTGTACACGTTTAGGTGTATCCTTAAACAAACCATTCAATACTACAATGGCTGCTTGTTGCACCTCGTTATGTACAATACTAAGCCTCATGTTCATCACGCCTCCTTATGAAATAAAATTCTTCTTCCTCATAGATACCTCTAGCTAGGGCCTCCTCGTGTAACTCCTTCAAAGAGTATTCCTCCCATGCTAACTTATCGTACTTGGTTAAAGCCCTGACTAACTCCTTCTTACTTCGTTTCTTCTTGTCCGGCATATTGTGCCTCCCATATATCTCGTTCCTTCTTACGCTCCTCCTCCCATTGCTGTGCTACTTGATCCTTCATCCATTGTTCCTCGGTCATCTCCCGTTCAATTGAATCCATGAACCACTCATCTGATTTCATTTTGTTTCCCCCATAGAATCTGGCACAACAACGAAAGCACCCTTCCCATATTGTCTAAACCAATCATCTACAAATTCCATGTAGGTTTCATCTTTACGCATTGTTAACGTAATGCTATCCCAATACATGAGGTCTTCCTTCTTTTGTTCCATTTTGTTCTCCTAGTAGTTAATGATTACATCTTTGGGTGTAACGCTATATAACGTGGTGCTTTGTATTCATCCCTCACCTACAAGTACATTATACCATAACTTTACATATAGAGCAATCGGAATGGGTAACTTTTTCTCGTAGAGTTCTTGTTCCGTTTGTTCCATTCTTGTTCCATTTTGGGTTTTATAGCTAGACCTACTATCCACGCCGTTTGCGGGAATTCTTGTTCCGTTTGTTCCATTTTGACAACTTTACGAATAGCAACAAAAAAGAGTGATTTAGAAAAACTATGTTGTTGTTTTATATAGTATTATTATTATTATTATTATAAATATATATGTTTGTTCCATTTGTTCCACTGTTTTTTAGAGGATACGTCCCCCTTTTGAGTGATGCTGTATAAAACGCGGTTTTAGATTTTGCACTTGCTGCCTCCGAGTGAACGACCGAGTTATTATTTTATTTTCCCCGACCTATCTAAAAAACAGCGGAACAAACGGAACAAACGGAACAAACCGCATGGATAGGGCGTTCCAGCCTCGTTTTTTGTTCCATTTACTTTTTCTTGTTCCATTTCATATTGGAACAAAACCGCATTACACCTCATGATGTAACGCTAAATAGCAAAAAGCACATCAAAAAGATAGATTTATAACATCATAAAATGAAGTTTGTGGCGATGTTCCGGATGTTCCGCTTTCTAACTTTTTAGCGTGGATTTATGATGTCATAAAATGATGGCTGAATTTGCTCGGTATGTGCGCGACATTGTGTAACTGGCATCACCGACCCGCTGCGCTATCTACGCTCTCGACACCAAGTAACTGGCATCGCGAGGCCAAAAAAAAGGGCGACCGGCTTTCGCCGATCACCCAGTCACGCTATGTTACTTATTCCAGTCCATCATACGCTTCGCTGCTATTTCAAATTTAATCATATCAGCAGTCGGATCACCCCTAGTATTGGCAGTCTTACATTTTACTCTGAGGTCATCTACTACCCTTTTAACTCTATCAGCAAATTCCGCTGTCAGACCACGTTGACGTTGACTCGCTGGTATTAATGCCGCAATTGCTGCTTTCAATGCCTGTCGTTTATTGCCTACATAATTGCTGACCTTGTCACGATAGTCTTTTATTAATGCCTTATACTGTGGTGAGTGCGTATCGCCTAGTTTTCCGAACTCATGGGTCGTATAGTTCATCGCTAATTCAGCGCCTACGTTCACAAACTCAGTGCCTTTTGCGAGCACTAGCGGATGAGAGTCTGCTAGTAGATAGTTACCGTCTACTACGCAATACTTTATAGCAGGATGAGTCTTAAAATAATGCATCTGGAAGCCTTGCGTTAACTCTGCTCGCTGCTCTGAGCTAATACCATCCTTTTCTAGATAGGTTGGAATCTGCTCAAATATAAACCGAGCAGGAACTAATTTGCTGTCGTCTTCTTGTGCGAACACTGACCCAGCTTGTAACAAACTTTTGAATTCTACATTGGTATTGGTTTTCATTTTATATCCTTATTTAATTATGTCTTAATCGGTCGCTGCCGTTTCGACAGTTCTAGTTATACTTGATGCGCTCCACTATGTAAAGTTATACTGCATGATATAACGCTATATAGTACGAAGCCTAGACTATGGGCACATTCTCGATGCGCTCGCACTCAGTCCCACCGCGACGATTAGTAACTGGTATCAAAGGCTAAAAGAAAGGGGAGCCGAAGCTCCCCATCCAGTACTAGAAGTTATCCATGTTGATCTTTGTCCCTATGAAGTCATAGATTAGAAACCTCACGTTGTTCGGTGTTATTGCTGAGCAGTGCGCCTCAGCATATACAAGTAGCTCAGGTATATCACCACATGGACGCTTAGGCACATATTCAACATAGGTATCTATTAGCAGTACTATCTCTTCAGTTGATAGGATCATTGAATACATTTGATTCTCCTCTAAGATTACCCACCTAGCGATCACTAGGTGGGGTGTGGCTATTAGTAATTGTTCTCTAGTACTTCACTCAGTAATTCATATACAGGTTTGTATGTATTGTTATCCTTACAATACCAACCGTATGGTATCTTCTTGTAGTCTTGGATAGATAACATATGAGTAGATGCAGCACATACATGGCTATATACAGCACAGTCTGATCGTAGACATGGCAGTCGCCATGATAGATGCACATACAGTGAGGGGTCTTGCTTGATTACCTGCAGTATGTCCGTTAGTATCTTGACGCGTTCTACTGCTATCTCATCATAGGTACGTGAGTGAGTGCCGAACGACTCGATCTTGTCCATTTTATTTATCCTTATTTAATTACGTCGCTGTCAGTCGCTGCCGCATCGACAATTGCTGTTGTACTCTGACTCGATCAGTATGTAAAGTTCGAATTATAAAACCCAGCTGTTATATCTGGCGAAAAGCCTATTCTCTCGAGGGTACTCACCCCCAAGACCCTAAATAGGTTTAGGAGTCCCTTTGTTTTTTATATCCATAATAGACACAAATCACTGGATAGTTTTCCACGGAACACCCCCCGGTCTCATTTAGAAAGCCCGGTTGTTTGACTATTATATAAAAAATTTGCTATAGTTCGTCATGTTGGCGTATGTAGACACTAAGAGATTCTATGGAAGTATTAATACCTGAAATAGAAGAGAACATTCCCTTACCGGCTAATGCTAAGGAAGCCTGCCCAAACCTATCCGTGTCTCAAGAGCTAGAGATGCGGGCAAACATAGTTAAACTATTCTCTGACATAACAGGCCAGCCACTCACTGCAACACAAGACAATGTTAGTGAAGCTAAAGAACTAGCTATGGAAATGGCTGCCAACCCTACTTATAGACCTGAGTTTGCTAACTACCCCAACGAAACCCTAGCCCTTCTTGCTGGTATGGTTGCCCAGATGAATGTAGCTATTGTCGCGGATCTAGCTGAACTAAAACTATATGTAGTTAATAGTCTAATACGTGAGATAGAGAACTCTGCAAATGCCAAGGAAAGAATAATGGCGCTCACTAAACTAGGTGAAGTAGATGGTGTTGATGCATTTAAGAAGCGCACCGAAGTAACGCACAAAATCCAGTCTATAGAAGAAGTCGAGAAAGAACTCCTAGAGACCTTGGAAAGTATTGAGGCTAGAACAATTGACGTTACCCCCATTAGACTGCCCCGGATTAAACCCCCTAAATGACAGGGCTTGTTCTTACTCCACAAGATATTATCCGGCTAAAACAGGCACTTCCCACAATGCCGGATACACAAAAGAGAAGAACTGCTGAACTATTAAAAGAATATAAGACCAAGTTAACCCAGACTAATGCTCAGGTTGACCTATTGAGTTTTGCAGAACATGTGTACTCTGGCTATAAGGTTGGCCCCCACCACCGCAAATTAGCTAGAATCTTTGAGGATATAGCTGCTGGTAAAAAGAAACGGGTGATTGTTAATATCGCCCCCCGGCATGGAAAGTCAGAGCTTATCTCATACCTAGCCCCAGCTTGGTTCTTAGGCAAGTACCCAAACAAGAAGATTATCATGGCTTCCCACACTGCCGACTTAGCTGTTAACTTTGGTAGACGGGTAAGAAACTTGGTAGCTAATGACCAGTACAAAGAAATCTTTCCCCAGATAGAACTCCAGCAAGATTCTAAGTCTGCCTCACGTTGGGGCACTAACTTTGGTGGGGAGTATTTTGCTATTGGGGTGGGGGGTGCACTGGCAGGGCGGGGTGCCGATCTGTTTATTATTGATGACCCCCACTCAGAGCAAGATGCCAAGTCAGGTCTATCTTCAGCTTTTCTTCCGGCTTGGGAATGGTTTCAGGCTGGTCCAATACAACGACTAATGCCGGGTGGAGCCATTATTATAGTGATGACCCGCTGGAGTAAGCTGGATCTAACAGGTCAGATCATTAATCATATGACCAAAAATGAGGGGGCCGATCAGTGGGAGATAGTTGAGTTTCCAGCTATATTAGACTCGGGTAAAGCCCTATGGCCTGACTTCTGGCCTGTTGAGGAACTAGAAGCTAAACGGGTTGGCATGGACCCCCGGTACTGGCAAGCACAGTACATGCAAGACCCCACTGCAGAATCTGGGGCACTCATAAAAAGAGAGTGGTGGCGGATATGGGACAAACCAGACCCGCCTAAGTGTGAGTTTATTATAATGAGCTTAGACGCGGCTCAAGAAGCTACTAATCGTGCGGATTATAATGCCCTTACTACTTGGGGGGTATTTCTTAACGAAGAGACTGATAAACATAATATAATACTGCTTAACTCTATTAAGCAGCGCCTAGAATTTCCAGAGCTAAAGAAACTTGTACTAAGAGAATATAAAGAGTGGGAACCTGATGCTTTTGTAGTTGAGAAGAAAAGTAATGGTGCAGCCCTCTACCAAGAGATGAGAAGGATGGGAATTCCTGTAGGGGAATTTACTCCAAGTAAAGGTAACGACAAGATTTCTAGGGTAAATGCCGTGTCTGACCTCTTTGCTTCTGGTATAGTTTGGGCTCCAGATAAGCGGTGGGCTAAGGATGTTATGGAAGAATGTAACGACTTTCCCAGCGGCAGTAATGATGACTTGGTTGATTCTACGACTCAAGCGTTATTAAGATTCCGCAAAGGAGGTTTCTTAACCTTGCCAGATGATGAGGTTGGGGAACCAATAGGATTCAGAAGCCACAGAAGAGAAGGCTACTACTGATGAACGCAGAACAGACTGAAGCCCATAGACTACGGAATAAGCGGTGGCGGGAGCGTAACCCCAAATGGTCATGGGTAGTTAGTGCTGTTGGCGGAGCCAGACAAAGATCAAAGCAGCGGGATTATGAGTTTAATATTACTAATGAGTATGTCATGAGTATTACCCCTGATATATGCCCAGTATTTGGAACAACCTTTACATTTGTAGGACTAATAAAACAGCAACCATGCAGTCCATCGCTGGATAGAATAGATCCTCATGGTGGATATGTTGTAGGAAATGTCGCAGTAATATCTATGAAAGCTAATTCTATTAAGTCGGATGCAACGACCGCAGAAGTAGCAAGGACGCTGGTTTGGATGAAATCATTAGAAGGAGTTAAATAGAAA